ACGGTATCGAAGAGAGAAGCAAGCGCAGCGCGTGACTTGGCAACGCCCAGCTGCATTGATTCGGCCAGGCTTGCACCGGCGAATAGCAGCCGGTCAGGAATGCTGCTGGCCAGTTGCCCAACCGAACGGATGGCGGCCGTAACCGCTCCACCCTGCTTGGATGCGTTGGCCGCAGCCTCAGCCGTCAGGGCTTCCAGCCGCTTGGCTTGCTCAATAGCCGTGCTGGCAGCCGCGTTGCGCTGCTCGGCTTCAGCCAGGCTATCGGTAATGGTGGCAAGCCGTTCGCGTGCTGCCGAAAGCTTCGCCGTTTCCGGCGCCAATCCCGCATCAAACCTTGCCCGAGCCTTAGCCTGGGCAGCAGCCAAGCGTTCAGCCGCTGCCGCTTGCTTACTGGCAGCCGATTCAAGCGCCTTGCCCTGGGAAGCAAGCAACCTATCGGCTGCTTTCTGCTGCTTCTCTCGGGCTTGGTCTAGCGCTCTATCACGTACTGCCGGGTCCGTAACGTCAGCGTTGGCCACCTTCTCTTGGATGGCTGCCAGCCGCTGGGTTGCCTTCTCCAACGCAGCACGTGACCTGATTACCTTGGCGTCAGAATCAATGATTGCCTGGGCGCCGAGCCCCAGCCGTTCTGTCACCTTGGATAGTTCAGCCTTGGAACGGATTACGCGCTTATCACTGTCAATGGCTGCCTGGGCGCCGCTTGCCAGTTGCGCGTAGTTCTCCTCCATGCTGGTAACGGCACTCTTGGCCGCGGCAATCTGAACTTGGATGCTTTCCAAGTCTTGCAGCTTGGGCGGTTCTACCGTTACCTGCTTGATATCGGTTTGGTTGATTTGCCGTTGCAGCGCGGCAATACCTTCAACCATCTTCGGAAACCCCTTGGTTCCGATGGATACGAACTCACGCAGCCGCCCGATTACCGATGGATCTACCCCGAGCTTGGCCAGCGTACTGCTCAGTGCGTCAACCGCGCCATTCATGGCGTTCAGGTCACGCTTGCTGCCGGTAACGAAGTTATTGAGCCCGGACAAACCGGCTTGGAGCCCGTCCGTAGAAACCTTGAAGTTTACGTATAGGTCACCTACGTTGGCCATGCTTAGCCCCCTGCCATCCTGAGTACCGCCATCATATCTTGCGGGGTTTGCTTCTTCGGTGGTCCCTTATCCATGAACGGCATGAAATCCAGCACCTTGGCTGGCTGGTCATTTTTGCGCTTATGCGCATTGACGTATAGCGCTGCCAGCATGGCAAAGCCGAAATCGGTACGCAGCCCCCCTATGGGTTCCAGCGCATCGTATAGCTGCCACTCGGCAAGTTCACGCGCAGTCATGCGCGTTTCAAGCTCGGCAACCGTCATGCCCAGGGCAAGCGCCAGCCGAAACATGAACCGGCGCAAGCCGCGCTGCGTCAGTTTCCCGAGAGGCTTTCAACGTCCTTGGCGCCCATGCCACTGAGCCGCTGCGCAACTTCGAACAGCGGATCAATGACCTTAGCCGGTAGGGCTGCCACCGAATCTAGTTCGCCATCCTGGAACAAGCGTTCACCGCTGGCGTTGCAAATGCACTTGACCAGCAGCCTGGCGCGCAGGTTCACGAAGTTCATTTCCCGATTGGGTCCCTTGCCAACGAAGCAAGCCGCTTCGAATGCGTCGCGTTCGCCAGCGGTCAGCCCACGAACCGAAATAGGCTCAGCAACGCCCGAAACGGAAACCTGCTCCACCGGCAGGGTTGCTGCCAGCTTCAAAATGAAATCCTTGGATGCGGTCATGGCGGGTTCTCCTTGTTATCTATCAACCAGTCCAGGTCAAAGCACTTGAAATGCGCAGGGTAACTTCAGCGGTTACCACGCTGTCAACGGCAGCGCTCACGTTCAGGCTGGTTACGTATGCGTCAAACGTAACGGTAGAACCAGCACCAGCCCCACCGAACCTGATTTGGAAGTTGGCAGGTGAAGCACCAGCCTTATACAGCGCTGGACGCAAGTAGTATTGCGCATCCACTGATGCACCAACGCTAGTCCATAAGTTCAGCGAAACGCTTACCGTTCCATTGTCCTTATTGCCGGTAACAAATGACTTGACGGCGCTGCTGATATTGCCCGTATCAAGTTCGGCAACGTTGATTCCATCAAACGCAATAGCCGTCACGTCACCTACCGCAGTCATAGCCCCTGCGGCGCTGACCGAGAACGTAGTACCGCTGCTGACGTATGCCATGGTTTAGCCCGTCCAGGTGATATTGCCGTCAATGCGGATAGTCATATCCGCCGTTACCGCTGCGTCAACGCCAGCACTGACATTGAACGTGGTTACGTAGCCGTTGAATGCCAGCTGGAAACCACCGGTAGTAGTGTTGGCGCCGAACCGAAGCGTAAACTTCCGGTAATCGGCACCGGCCGCGTACGTTGCTGGACGCAGGTAGCTAAATAGCCCAGTGCTATTGGTTGGCATATTCAGTGAGCAGGAAATGGTTCCGTTATCACGGTTCCCGCAAATGAACGCCTTGACCGAATCACTGATGCTGCTAACGTCGATTTCAGCCACCGTGATACCGTCCAGGCTAACGCTGGTCACTTCGCCAACGTCGGTATTGACCGTACCGCCGGAACCAGCCGTAGACGCCACCCGAAGAAGAGTTCCGCTACTGACGATTGCCATTAGTTGCTCCAGGTAATGGACGTGGTGAGCCGGATAGTAACGCTGCTGGTTACTGCCGCATCAGTGGAAGCATTGATGCTAACGCTGGTAATCAGGCCGCTGAAGCTGGCCGTAATGTAGGTGGCGCCGGTGCTATCGCCCCAGTTGATTACGTAGTTATCACCAACGGTAGCGCCAGCGGTTGGCACCAGCGCGTCAATACCACCGGCGTAATCGGCCGGGGTGAAGAGTTCCACCGTAACCGTACCTGGATCTTCAGCACCCATCTTGAATGCCTTGCTGGCACTGGTCAGCGTAGTAACGTCGATTTCAGCCAGCGAAGCCCCGCCAAGCTGAATCGAATAGACTTCGCCCAGGCTAACGCCACCCTTAGTGATTGTGGTTCCGTATGAAGAGAATGCCATTATGCGCTCCGGTTAGTTGGTATGCAGGGAAGTTACTTCAACGGTACTGATAAACAAACCGTACGTAGCACCGTCTTGGGGGGGTTGGTAGTCAGTCACGATTGACGAAACCCTAGAACCTTGGACCGTAATCTTGACCGTGGCCCCGTCCAGGTACGAACCGGACCAGTTCTGGAATGCAAGCTGAACCTGCCTGGCCAGTTCTACTGCCGTCTTCTTATCATCGGCTAGGCAGTGGATGGAAACGGTAGACCTAACCAGGGTTGGGGTACCGCTGAGAACCTGGAACGGTACCGCGTTTCCCAGTTCGTAGACGATGCACGGCCGAGCAGCACCGTCAAACCTGATTTCAGGGAACGCCCGTACCGGGCTGGTTCCGATGATATCGGTAATGGCAGCCGTCGCGCTGATTTGGCTATGCACCGCGGTTTCAATGCTCCATACGGTTTGCGGCATCAGCTACCGTCCTTGCTGCTGGGTGGCGGATTCCAACGCGTAATGAACTCTTGGAACTCGGAGAACGCTTCCCCTTGAATCGCTGGCTTCAGCCGATTGAACGTCCGTAGGAACATCCAACGCCCCGGTATAGTCTTCTCCTTCTTCGGCCGGAAACCAAAGAACCTGGTTAGCCGGTGGCCGCGTTCCAGCAGCCGCCCGTAGAAAGAACCTGACTTACCGGCAATCCCCAACCGACGCCCAACGAAATACTTTTGCTGCTGGCTGCCCAGTGGCATGACGGTAACCGCGCTGGCAATCTTATTGCGCACCGTGCCTGGCGCATCCTTATACGGCCACCACCTACCACCCTTGACCTTGCGCGAAACCATGGGGCTATCAGTTCGGGTTTCAAGGCTGGTAACGGCCGTTCTCATTTCTGACGCAAGCCGATTCAGAACGCTTTCAGCCGTTTCAGTTACTGCCTTATCCCGTAGTTCCTGAGTCATAGCCCGGTAGTTGGCTACCAAACGGTCACCACCACGTACCGCGATATCCCTTAGGAATGGATCTTTATTGGCCATCAAATGATTTCGCGCGCACGTAGCGTAATGGTTCGTTGGGAATCGTCATACTGCTGGACGCCCTCCACTTCGAACGTTCGGCCGCCGGTCACCAGCCTTGCGGTCACCGGTACTGCCGATTCGTCTTGGGCGCGCACCATGATTTCATAGGTACGCGCATGGGTAATACCTTCCCGTTCCACGGTTTCTTGGGCATTGATGCCCCGAAGGTAGCCCCAAACGGTAGTACCGCTTGCCGTATAGGTCAGGTCATTAGCCCCAAACTCATTGACCACCACGCTACGCGTATGGACCGCGAACGGGGTACGCATCATTGCCGAGCGTATGCGCCTCATGCGAACCTTGGCACCTGGTATAGACGGCAAAGAGCTTCGACGCCGTGCGGAACTTCCGATAGCGCCACGTCCGATGCGGTTTCCCGCGCCACGTCATACCAGTACGCCAGCGCCATCAGGATTGCTTGCCGCAGCGCTTGCGGCACGTTGGCTGCCGCTGCGCCGTATCCGGCCGTATACGTCACTTCAACGCTTGCCAATCCAGGTTGGTACCTGGTAGTTGGCCAACTTCCAGCGCTGGGCTGCATGACTACCGAGCCCGGAAGCCTGGCGCCGTCAAGCGCATAGTTGGTGCTGGCATACGTGATATTGGTTCCGCCAACGTCGGTATAGCGGATAACACTAACGGCGGAAGCCTTACCGGCCGGTAGCACGATTTCATACCCAGCCGGGAACCGGTCCAGCTTCAGCAGGTAGTTACGCTGAATCAACGGCCGATTAGTCAGCCCTTCAACGTAGTTACGGGCTGCAACAATAAGGCTAGTTATCAGCGCGTCTTCAGCGGAATGGGTTACGCGCAAATGCGCTTTGGCCTCAGCCAGCGTAATGGGTTCCACTGCTGGGCTGGTTGATTCGGTATTGCTCAGGTATGTAGCGCCGTCAATCGCCAGCATTAGGACCGTCCTTGGTTGCGGTTCTCAGTTTCACTTTAGAGCGCTCCGGGGTTTGAACCCGGCCAACGTCATCAGCACGAACCAGCCCAGCAGCAATGTAACTGGCCGCTTCGGGTTCTCCAACCTCAAAGGTAGTACCAACGTCGTGGGCGCCCAGTGGGCTGATGAATGGCCGGAGAACTATTACGCGCATGACTGATTATCCAAAGAAATGGGGGGCTGGACTAGCCAGCCCCCCAGGTTACTTCTTCCCACCGCCAGGTAGTGCGCCTTCGTCCCCTCAGTTCTTCAGAACCGAGAACGCATCAATGCGGCAAACCTTGGCATCCACGCGCATTTCACCGGCGTAGCCAATCTGACCGTTCCCGGCGTACAGCTCACGCAGCACCTGGATATCCATACCCTGGCGCTCAGCCATGACCATATGCGACCAATCACCGATGACCGCATGGATTTGCGAAGCAGTGGACGCCAGGGCAGGTGCGTACGGGCTGGCGTAGACCGGGATACCGAGCAGCCGCGCCGGTTCACCAGCCTTGAAGGATTCTTCCCAAAGGTACGGGGTAGTACCGCTGCCGCTAACCGAATGCTTCAGCTTGCGGCAAGCCTTGAAGAACGAATCATGCGCCACAATCGCGCACGTGGGGCTAACGCGATACTTTTGCGGCAGCGAATAAACGAAGTCAATCAGTTCATCAGCAAGCACCGTACCGGCCGTAGCAAGCGTCACGTTATTGGTAATGCTTGCGTTCTTGACGCCCTGGGGCTTATTGCTGGCGTCGCCGTGCCACAGCGCGTATTCAATCGAATGGGCGAAGAGCGCACCCATGCGCTTGGCCACGATGGATTCCACCGAGAAACCAGGACCGCGGCTGGGAGCATCGGCAACCAGTTCCTTGCTGACCTTGACGATGCGACGCAGGGCATTACCCGTGAACGTCTTATTGTCGTAGGTAGGCGAGTATTCACCGACCGCGCCACCTTCTCCAGCCCAACCTTCCGTTGCGCCAGAGTCGAAGTCAGCGCTAGTGAAATCCACTTCAAGCGTCAGGTTGGTAGTAAACGTACCAACCGGAATCCGGCGAATCAGGTTCAGGATTGCGGCTTCCTGCTGGATAGATTCCTGAAGCTGAGCGTAGAAGCCTTCGCTCGGCAGGTATCCACCGTTCGCACCAGAACCAGCCGAAAGCGCACGCGTTTCAAACGTGGGCAGCCATCCGCGCTTCAGGTAGTCCCCGAAAGCATCGGCATACTTGGCATCAGCGATAATGCCACCCTTGCGGGTTTCAGCCGGTGCGGCACGCTCGGTAACCACCACGTTATGGGCAGTCTGAGCAGCGCTAGCGTTGACCTCAGCAATGAGGCTGCGGCGTTCCTTCAGCGCAGCGTAGGCGCTCTTCTTCTCCTTCAGTTCCTCTTCCATTGCTTCCCCTTCTTCGCCGGTGGCTTCGGCAAGCTTCGCCCCCAGGGCTTGCATCTCTTCGAAGAGAGCGCCCATCTTCTTGGTCAGTTCTGCGTATGCGTCCATCGTGTTACTCGCTTTCTTACGGTCAGTTGGAAAGAACCTGAATATATGACCGCGGATCAATCAGGTTACCGCCAGCGCGCACACTCGCGCGCAGGACTACTTGCCCATTAGCGGCCGCAACTTCGTTTAGCCGCTCCACTTGGAAACCATCCTTATGAATGGCAAGAACGTAGTTCTTCAAATCAACCAGCATGGCGACGATATCGCCCGAGCTTGAATAGGACCAGTGCGGCGTATAGAACACTGGTTTACCGAGAATCTGCGCTACCGCTTGCTTATCGCTCGGATTCGGAGCGCCAGCAGCACCGCTATTCTCGGTTTGGTGCATGAAGTTCGACATTGAACCATTGCCGAGAACCCAGCACGCATCACCGTAGCTGGACGCGCGCAGCTGCTCCATTGCAAGCGCCATGGTGCTGAACTGGATATGGTTGGCTTGGGTTGTGCCAGTGTCCGTAACAATCTGCGCGCTATTGATGGCGTAGTAGTAAAGCCCTTGCAGTTCGCGCCGGTTGGCCACAATCGACGTGACCGGACGCCCAATCATCACCTGGCGTTCCACTTCGCTAACCAGCTTCTTGGTCAGCAGTTCAGCCAGGAAGCGTTCAGCCGAAATGGAACCGATTGCTTCTTCAATCAGTTCCTTGGAAACCACCACGTTGACGCCGATTTCATGCAGGTTGATTGGCGCTGATTCGTAGTTATATGAATAGCCAGCAGGTGCCGTGCCACTAACCGTGAACCGCGGCAAAGAGAACACGGCGCCAGCCAAATCGGCGCGCGCACCCTCTTCCTTATAGGTCATGCGGTTGGTGGTTTCTGCGGTTTCAACGTAGCCGCTAACGTTCAGCTGATTATTGGCGATTTCGATACGGGAGCATCGGCCAATAACCCACGACGTATCGAAGCCGTCACCAACGATTTCCGCCCACGAATCAGGCGCCAGGCCGCTGGCAGAACCAGTAACCCCGCGCTTCTCATGCAACGTGCGCGCATCGTCGCTGCTGATGCCACGCGCGCCCCTCAGCAGGTAACGCAGGAATGCTTGCCGCTCGGCCGTAGTTCGATCCATGGTCTATATCCTCTTTGTTATTGGTTCTCGCGTCAATCCTGCGGTTCAATCCAAACGTAGCGCTTTCGGGCTGGCTGCTTGACGGTCGATACCCACGCGTCAAATGACCGCCGGTCAACCGTCAGGCTGGTTGCTGGGTTGGCTGGCCACGTCACCGCGGAAACTTCGTGCAGCTCCACGTCGTCAATGACGCGCGTTACCTTGCCGTCCCGCTCTTCGAATCGGTCAGCCTTGACGATGAACCCAAATGACATTGCCGTAACCACCCCGCTACGAACGGCTACGCGCAAATCACGCCCAGCCTGGGTATCAATCGGTTCCATTTCAACCAGCAAGCCGGTTTCATCCTCAGTCAGCCGCAGGTTTCCAGCCGTGGTCCTGGCCAACGGGCTGGAATCGTCATGGTTCCACAATGCCACAACGTCTGGCTTCTCGCGCAACGTGCGCTGGAACGCACCACGGCTGATAACTTCCTGAGCGTATCCAATAGGATACTGCGCCTCAGTCACGCTGGCGTAACCGCGCAGCACCTCAGCGCTCGGGGCGTCAGCGCGCACCACGGCTTCAACGAAATGGCCGAACCTACGTTCCATGGTCATATTGGTTCCCCGCTCTTTGTTATTCGAAACAATCGAAACCGCCCAATCACGTCCAGGCGAACCACCCCATAACGCCCAGGCAATCCGCCCGGCACTGGGGTAACCCTCTTCGCCCTGATTCCAGCCCTGCCCCTGCTTATCCACTTCGTGACGGGCAAAGTAACTAACCATACGCTGGACCGTATCCAGGCTCAGGTTTCGCCGGTTGGAAATATCGCGCGCACGCGCTACCCCAACTTCGGTGCCACCACGGCCGAACTCTTCGCGCCATGCCAGCCCCCTAGCGGCTTCCTCAGCCATTTCAACCGTTGGCTGGAAACCGTCAGCCATCTTCACCCCGGCACTTGGCAATAGCAATGGCCACGGCTTGATCCTGCGGATATCCCTCTTCCAGCAGCATCGGAACCTTGGCAGCAACGCATTCCGATTCCTGCTCGGTCAGCTCAGCACGCTTGACGAATCGGCCGCGTGCGTCACGAACCGTACCGGCTGCTGGCTGAGGGACGGCAACCGGCTGGGTGCTGGCGCTGATTGGATCGAATATGGACGCGATAACGTCAGCCGAAATGGCCGGGAATGCTGCCGCGGCAATGGCCTTGGCGCTGTCCTTGGGCAGTTCACCCATACTGACCTTCAGCGCAAGTTCCACCAGGGACGTGACCTGAGCGCCGTTTAGCGCAGTATCGGCCACAACTTCAGCACCGGCCACGATATCGGCCGATTCCTGGGCAACCGGTTCCGCGGTTTCTTCCGGTTCACCGATGAACCCGGCAACGTCACCGGCTTCCTTGGTATTGGCATCCACAACCGCCAGGTTGACCGGCGCGCGTGCAACGTCCCCACCGTCAATGGGTGCGTAGTTCTCGCGTTCCCGAACCTCATTGATTGTCAGGAACCCATTATTCAGGGCAACGCTATATGCGGCAAACCGCGTTTGCAGGTCACCCCTTAGCAGCGCATCGAAAGAAATATGGGTATGGATTCCTTCCGATGGCCGAATCAGTTTGCGCGCGCATTCCTCTTCGAATCGGCTAGCCCAGTTCCCCAGGCAATGCTTTACGTATTCTCCATCGGCTTGCTCGGCGCTGGCGTAGCTGGTCTTGGTGGCATCCCCAACCATATGAACCGGCACGTTGAAAGCAGCGGCAATCTGACTGCGGCAATACGCACGCAGTTCCACCAACTTTGCTTCCTCAGGATCTACGGAAACCTTCTCCCAGCTGTAGCCGCTTTCCAGGATTGCAACCCTACCGGCGTTCTCCGCGCCACCGGTAATGGCTTGCCAGGATTGACGAAGCCGCTTCAGCGCTTCTTCAGTGACGGTACCGGCAACCTTGATAATGCCAGCTGGGCGCGCGCCATTCTTGAAGAATGAAGCAACGAACGTTTCAGCTTCCAGCTCTACCCCGATGATATTCCGCACCAGGTAGATAGGGGTTTCCCCTAGCAGCCCGTCCAGGCTGGCAGCCTTCAGGTGGAACACGTCATACCCTTGGTAGACGTTCTCGGGCTTGCCGTACCGTGCGCCCAGGTGAGCGTAGACCGGCATACCGTCTTGGCCGCGGCTGACTTCCACCGAATCGGCGCGCAACTTATGCAGCGCCAGTGGATGGCCGATTGCGTCACGTTCAATGACCGCGTACGCGTTTCCATACAGCAAGCAATCAAGCAGCATGGATTCCCGGAACGTTTGCGCCCCCATATAGGGATTGGCTTCCAGGTTCAGGATTCGGTATAGCGGATGGTCCGTTGCTGGCTCACTAATGCCATCCGCGCGCTTGCGCATTACCTTCCATTCCATGCGCGCCACGCTTTGGCTAATCAACCTGGTGCAAGCGTAGACCGTGGGCGATTCCCTGGCGTTCTCCGGGGTAATGAACTTACCCGTAGCGCTGCTGCTACTGATATAGGCTTGCGCCCCGCCAGGTGGCTGGCCAATCGGCGTACGGTCAAGCACCGCCCGTTCCTCTTCGGAACTAGCAGCGCGAGAACCTAGCAGCCAGTCAATCATAGCCATATAAAGCCCCTATCTGAATACGCGTTGGTAGTTGATACCTTCGGGGCAGCATCCAACGCCACCGCAAACGCCACGATTCCTGCTACCACCGGGTCAATACGTTCAGTGCTACGGCGCTTGCTAGGTCTTGGATTTGAGTTGGCGTCCAGCTCTACCACCGTATTAGACATAGCCCAAGTCAATACTGGGTTGCCGTCGTGCCGCAGCTTGTGATTCGTCACCAGCGCTTCCCAGCGCTTGGTTGGTTCAGCCATGTAGTAGTAACTCTGCGGAACCCGCTTGATAGACATACCATCGGCTTCCAGCTGCTGGGCTAATCCGCTGGCGTTATATGGATCGTATCCGATGGATTGCACCCGGTGTTCACCAACCAACCGCCTGATTGATTCGCGCACAAAGCCGTAATCGGTGGCGTCCCCCGGCGTCAGGGTAATGAACCCCTGGCGCGCCCAATCCAGGTACGGCACTCGGTCCAGTTTCTGCCGCCTGGCTGCCCCCTCCTCAGGCGCATATACCCACGTACGTATCCAGGCTTCGTCCTTGTCCAGCCATAGCGCGGTAAGCGCTGTCAGGTCCGTAGTTTCGCCCAAGTCAATACCCAGGTAGCAGGGCAGCCCGGCCAGGTGCGCGTAGTCGAAATCCTTACGGCACTTGTCCCAATCAGACATACGTAGCCACCGGTTGCTAGCGCTCACGTGCTGGCATAGGTAGTACGTGCGGAACGGGGTTTCCATGCTGGGTTGGTCCTGGGCTTCCCGGCAGCGCTCAGCGTAGTAACCCTCATGGACAGTCACCCCCAACGATGGAGAACACTTCCGCCACACTTCCGGGCTGGTCCAATCGTCATCGTCAGCGGCGCTATAGATGACCGGCAGGAAATATGGATTGTCGATAATCCCGTCCCTGACCTTGCAGGAATAGTCATACATTTCCCATTCCAGCGATTCGCGCAGGGTTCCTGACGTGGTAATGGAAATCAGCATGGGTTGCCGCCGCGCCCCAACGCTGGTTTCGATTGCTTCCCAAAGTTCGCGCCGGTTCTCCATGGCGTGAACTTCATCGGCAATGCAAGCGCTGGTATTCAGGCCGTGCGCGCTGGGCGCTTCACTGCTCATTACCTTATAGACGCCAGCGGTAGCCGGTACGATAATCCGATGCTGGTAAAGCTCGGTCCTTGATTCCAGCCGGGGTTCAGCGCGAATCATGCGCTTGGCAGCCTCTAGGCAACGCCCGGCTTGCGCCCTATCCGCAGCAATGCTAATGACTTCCGGCGTTGGTTCTTCATCGGCCAGCAGGTGGTAGAGCGCCAACGCTGCGCCAAGCTCGGTCTTGCCGTTCTTGCGCGGAACCAGGATATGCACGCGTCTATAGCGCCGCGTGCCGTCCGGCCGTAGCCATCCATACGCGTTGGCAATGATTGCTTGCTGCCATGGAAGCAACTTGAATGGCATACCAGCCCACGTGCTGGTGGTCAGTTTGCAAACGTTCTCTATGAACCTAATGACGTGCAACGCGCTGGCTTCGTCAAAAACGCAGTTACCAGCGGTCTTGATAGCGTCATAGCCTGGAATAGTGTTCCAGCGCGCTGCTGGGTGCGGCGCTTCCTGCCCCTTGGCAGCACCACGCTTACGCTCGGCGCTTGCTAAAGAAGTCTTCTTCCGGGGCATTCTTGGCGTTCTCCTTAGCGGCGCCTACGCGCGCACGTCCTACCGGCGTTAGTCCAAACTCACTGAGCATCCGGCGCAACCTATCCCCATGCTCGGCTAATACCTGACTCCATGGGTTGCGTTTCAGGCTTCGGGTTTCCCCGTCCCGCCCTTCAATGGGTACCACCTCACCCATTTCTAGCACGTGCTGCCGAGCCTCTAGGTAGCGCGCCCACGTATCGCACGCGATAGCCAACGCGTCCCGATCCCCACTGCTCATTACCTGCATGGCAGCAATGCGCGGCAGCCAGTCAGCCCAAGCTTGCTTGCCAACGTCGCATAGCCAGGCTGGACAATCCGGCAGCGATGGTTCCCGCTCGGGCTCAGACTTGCCGCGTTTCGTGGCGCGCCAGCTTCCCGACAGCTTCAAAGCAGTTGCAGGTTTAGGATTTCGTCCCATAAGTACCATTCATCGGCTGCAAGTAACAAAAGTTGGACGATTTCGGGGCGCTGCGTGTTTCCCAAAGTGAGGGGATCTCAGTCCGTGTTCCCCCC